CGATTGGCGGGGAGCGGCAGGCCGTTAACCAAGACGCTAAACCAACATTGCACTAATGGCGTCTATAAACCCTCTCTGATTGACTTGGAAACCCGGAAGCGGGCAACAGGGGCCAAGCGAAAGCAGGCTGAACGACTAAGTGAGAGGGGGCAAACGAAAACGGTTTGCCATGCGATAGTCTGAACTGCGGTATAACCAAAGAAGCCGCAGAGGGTGATCCGAAGAGGTCGCCCCGCCATCCGAAAGGGTGGTCAGTAGCCGAAAGGCGAAGTAACAGAATGATTGTGAAACTGATTGGCTGGGCGGGTAACTTGACCTGCTCGGGCAGCCAGTTCCAAGGCGTGTTGATTGATTAAGGGGGCATAGAAATGTCTATTTCTACTAGTGCATTGATCGGTGTTGCACTTGACTACACCGACACCACGCCCTCGTTTGCCACCGGCACGACCGTCAACTTGAATGATGGCGGTCAGGCGGTCTATGTGCAGGCGGCGTCCACGGTGTCTACCTACATGGCAGTTTCCGTCCGTGTGGATAACACCGTTGTCCCGCTCACCACGACCAACTCGGCTAACAGCAAGGCCATCGGCTTTGCTCAGGCGTCCATTGCCTCGGCCTACTACGGCTGGGTGCAGTTGGGCGGTAAGCCGCGTGTCAACGTGCTGATCGGTTGTCAGCCCAACGTCCCGCTCTTTACCACCGCAACGGCTGGCTCGCTTGACGACGCCACCGTGACGGCGGGTTTGGTTGCGGGCCTTGTGGCAACCACCTCGGCGGCATCGGCTTCGGCTCCGACTTGCGTTGCGGGTTACCCGCACGTTCTGACGGGTCTGAACGCCTAATGAAGCCTCTGGAGATCACGGTACAGGCGGCAGGGACGGACGAGGAACTTTGTTCCAACATCCGCTCGGCGCTGGCCCGTGGTCTACCAGAACTGACCCTCGCTCCCACCAAACACGATGGCAACATGGTGCTGGTGGCGAGCGGGTGGTCTATGCCTGACTACATTGACGAGATCAAAGCCCACCGCAAGGCAGGGCGACCGATTGTCAGCATTAAGGCCACGCACGACTTCTTGGTGACGAACGGCGTTGAGCCTGATCTGTGGGTCAACCTTGACCCCCGCGACCGCACCAGCGGCATCCAGCGGCTGAACGACCATACGACCTATATGCCCGCCTCGCGCTGCCCGCCCTCCACCTTTGACTACCTGAAGGGTAAGAAGGTGTTGCTATGGCACTCATGGGCGCCGGGGGCAGAGATGGAGGCGCTGGGGCCAAACAAGTTAGCCATCGGTGGCGGCACGACCTCGGGTCTGCGTGCCATTAACATTGGCTACATCCTCGGATTCCGTCAATTTACGCTTTACGGCTACGACTCCTGCAACCGCGCAGACGGCCTTAAGCGATTCACGGGCGAGACAACCGGCCCATCGGTAGATATTTGGGTAGGCGGCCCAACGGGTAAGAAGTTTAACTGCAACATGGCAATGGCCCAGCAGGCCAACGAATTTCAGAAGATTTTTGAGGTCATGCCCGATGTAACGCTTGACGTTAAGGGGCCGGGGCTGATCGCAGAGATCATGCGCGTAAGGGCTGAACGCGCCGAGGCGGCGTAATGGCGATCCCGTCCCGAGTCTTGGGTAGCGGCATTAGCCAATTATCCACGGTGTCCATTTGCGGCGACGGCAATGCATCGGTGACCGCAGCGGGTACGTCAGCGGGTAGCGCCACGGCCATTACCTACGTCTATAACAACGTCACAACGGTAGCCTCTGGCACAGGCGTCAAACTGCCGCCAACCGAAATGGGCGAAACGATTTGGGTAACAAACTCGGGCGCAAATGCGCTAACCGTTTATCCCTATGAATCCACCACGCAAATAGACGGCGGGTCATTTTCAACGGTCAACATTGGCTGTTCAGCGGTGTTTTTCGCTGTTAGCAATAGCCGGTGGGAAGGCTTGCAGGGCTTTAACTCGGCAGTCCCAATCCTGCATTACGGGGCGTTTTCAGATACGACATTGCAGACGGCGGCCTCTATCAATACCGCCTATGCCATGACGTTTAACACGACCGACAGCAGCAACGGTGTGTCCATTGGGTCACCGACCTCGCGCCTTGTAGTGGCTAATCAGGGCGTCTACAACGTCCAGTTTTCGGCTCAGTTAGACCAAACGTCAGGAGCCACCGCAAACGTCTACATTTGGCTGCGTAAAAACGGCACTAATGTGCCAAATTCAGCCAGCACGGTTGCGTTGCAGGGAACCTCGGCGCGGTTAGTTGCCGCATGGAATTTCGTCATTGAGTTAGAACCTACCCACTACGTTGAGTTGATGTGGGCAACCAGTACGACAAACGCTAGAATCCTTGCAGCCAGCGCCACAAGCGTATGGCCTGCGATTCCGTCAGTAATTTGCACCGTAACACAGGTCAACAACCTGTAAGCCCCAATCCCCACAGGAGAAAGGAAATGCTGGACAGCGACATCAACAACGCCGACGCTCAACTACACGTTGAGTTCTACACCCGCGAGGACGGCCCGAAAAAGGGCAGGTCTTATGTGCGGATTATGGCCCCGGGAGACAAGACCAACATCATCGACCAGCCGGTGCGCGACGATCATAAGCAGCGTTTCCCTCGGCAATGGTTGTATTACCAGATGCAGCAGAGCGAAAGCGCCGCCGAGCAGATTGGCACGCCGCTCACGCAATGGCATCGGGATTTCCCCGAGGATGTCAGCAAGGACATGATCGCGGAACTGAATATCCTCAAGTTTGTGACCGTGGAACAGTTGGCGTTGGCCTCTGACGGTCAACTGCAGCGGATCGGTATGGGTGCCGTGGGGATGCGCGAAAAGGCGCGTATGTACCTTAACCGCAAGAACCGCAGCGAAAGCAACGAAGAACTGGCCGACACGAAGCGCCAGTTAGCCGAACTTCAGGCGCAGATGGCTGCCATGATGGACAAGCCGAAGCGCGGTCGTCCCGCAAAAGTAGTGGAGACATAGTATGGGCAGCACGATGGTTCAGTTGATTACGGAATGCACGCAAGAGTTAGGCATTCCGACCCCGACGACGGTGGCGGGGAATAGTAGTCAGGACATCGTGCAGTTATTGGCGTTGATGAACGCCTGTGGCTATGAGTTGCTGCGCCGCGCCGACTGGCGTGAATTGACGAAGCAACATACGTTCTACACCGAGGCGACGACGACCACGGGAACGTGGACGACAAGCAGTTACACGATTACGGGTATTCCCTCTACCGCAGGGCTATCGACCTCGTATCAGGTGCAGGGCGTCGGCATCCCGAACGCCACTTACATCACCTCGGTAGACTCCGCAACGTCGGTGACGCTGAACTACGCGCCGACCGAGGCGCAGGTCGGCGGCCAGTTGATTTTCCAGAAGGTCAAATACGACCTGCCCGCTGACTACAACAGCACGGTTAACCGCACCCATTGGGACAAGAGCAAGCGTTGGGAAATGCTTGGCCCCGAGTCGCCGCAGCAATGGGAATGGTTGCTCTCGGGTTACATCAGCACCGGCCCGCGTATCCGCTGGCGGCTGCTCGGCAAATATTTCCAGATTTGGCCGGGGATGAACGCAGGCGAACTGCTTGGGTTTGAGTACCGCAGCCGATCTTGGGCCGAAAGCGCGGCAGGCGCACCCAAGAGTTCGTTCACCGCTGACGATGACACTTGCATCTACCCAGATCGTTTGATGGTGCTGGGTACAAAACTTAAATACTTTGAGGCCAAGGGCTTTGACACGACCGCCCTTTATCGTGATTACCTCATGGAGTTTGAGACAGCGGTGGCGCAAGACACGGCATCGGCAAACCTTTCGTTTGCGCCGCGCCCCGGCACCGTCCTCATCGGCTACGACAACATCCCTGACAGCGGGTACGGGACGGACTCGCAGTAATGGCCTCGCCCGTTCGCAGACGGTTAATCCAAAGGACGAGCAACAATGTCGCCTCGTTGCCCGCGCCCGTGGGTGGGTGGAACGCCCGCGACTCGCTTGCCAACATGGCCCCGACCGATGCGGTGACGTTAGATAACCTGTTCCCGGGTGTCTCCAGCGTTGGCATACGAGGCGGCTACACGCCGCACGTTACGGGCATTTCGGGTCAGGTCGAAACCCTGATGACCTACAACGGCGGGGCAAACGACAAGATGTTTGCCATCGCAGGGGGCAGCATTTTTGATGTGACGACCTCTGGCGTTGTGGGCGCAGCGGTAGTTACCGGGCTATCAGATAGCCGCTGGGAGTCGGTAAATATCACGACCTCGGGCGGCAGTTACCTATACGCCGCAAACGGCGTAGACGCGCCACGACTTTATGACGGCACAACGTGGACGGCGATCACGGGCGCATCCACCCCCGCGATTACAGGCGTTACAACCACCACGCTGACCTCGCCCACCCTGTTCAAAAACAGGATGTGGTTTATCCAAAAGGACACGCTCAAGGCGTGGTATTTGCCCACGGCATCGGTGGGTGGTGCGGCGAACGTCCTAGACCTGTCATCGGTAGCGCGTAACGGCGGCACCTTGCGGGCGATGGCAACGTGGACGATTGACGCTGGATACGGCGTTGACGACAACCTCGTTTTCGTCACCGATCAGGGCGAAATTATCGTTTACCGTGGCACCGACCCCTCCAGCGCGTCTACATGGGCGCTGATTGGCGTTTGGCAGGTCGGCGCACCCGTTTCGCGGCGTTGCGTGGCGAAATATGGTGGTGATTTGCTGCTTTTGACGCTGGACGGACTGATTCCGCTCGCCTCGGCGCTGCAGTCATCACGGTTAGACCCACAAGTGGCGCTGTCAGACAAGATACAAGGCGCTTTTGCAACGGCAACGCGCACTTATAAAGACAATTTTGGGTGGGGATTGCTTTATAACCCGCTCAACAATGCCCTAATTGTCAATGTTCCCGTCAGCACGGGCGCACAACAGCAATTTGTGATGAACAACATCACAAAAGCGTGGTGTCGGTTTACGGGCTGGTACGCAAACTGTTGGACATTGCTTAACGACACGCCTTATTTCGGCACAGGCGGCTCGGTGGCGCAGGGCTGGACAACGGCAAGCGGCAGCGGCGGTTTTAACGACAACGGCGCGGCAATCCCGACTCGGGCGCTGCAGGCGTTTAACTACTTTGAGACACGCGGTGTCATCAAATACTTTACCCGTGGCCGCCCGACCATTTACAGCAACGGTCAGCCTGCGATCAGCATTGGCGTCAACGTAGATTTTCAGACCGCCGACATCGTTGGCCCCTTGTCGTTCTCGTCCACGGCCTATGGTTTGTGGGATGTAGGCTTGTGGGATCAAGCGATTTGGGGGTCGGATACGGTCGTGTCCAACAACTTTACGGGCCTGCAAGGCATCGGGTACTGCGCTGCCGTTAACTTCAACAGCAGCAGCAAAAACCTGACGTTGGAGTGGGCCTCTACTGACATTGTGTACCAACTCGGATGGGCTGGCGCATCGTAAGCGGCCCCCATGTTGGGGCATGGGTCACGGCGCAAACAGAGGGTGCGTTTGACCCTAACCGCTCAACCGCCATCGGTCTTGAGCGTGACGGCAAGATCGTCGCAGGAACGGTCTACGAGAATTGGAACGGGCGATCCGTCGTTTGCCACATAGCGTGGGAACGGGTCACCCCAGCGTATATGGCGGCGGTGTATGACTATGCGTACAACGTCGCAAATGTTGATAAGATTATAGGGCCAATCAGCAGCAACCATACCCGGGCGCTCGCATTGGTCAGCAAGATGGGGTTTTCGGAAGAAGCGCGGATTAAAGGTGCCGCGCACGACTCTGGAGACATTGTTTTGATGACGCAGACACCCGACAAGTGTCGGTACTTGGAGCCTCGGTATGGGCAAAAGATCGCCAGCGCCACCGCCAGCGCCTGATTACGCCACGTTAGCCATCAAGCAGGGAGAGGCTAACCTCGCCGCTGCAAAGCAGTCGGCGTACATGAGCAATCCCAACATCTACAGTCCTACGGGAACGCAGACTGTAACGTGGGAAAAGAAACGCACAACGGACACCGACGCCTACAACAAGGCGATGGCCGAGTATCAAAAGCGGCTCTTTGAAAACCCTGATTTGGCGGGCGAACCGCCAACGCCAGAGCAATTTGGCACCGAGATTGAACAGCCGACTATTCGCCAAACGATTGATCCCAACGCCGAAGCGGCATTACGCCAGCAGGAGTTGGCGCAGCGGTATATGTCAGAGGCGGCAGCGGGTGCCGCACAAGGGTTGGGCGGTCTTGGCATCGCCTCGGCATTCCGACCCGAAAACCTCCCCGGATTGCGGTATGGCGTAGATTACGCAGGCGCGGTAGCGACCCCGGGCAGTTATATCCCGTATCGCGGCGAGGCCGGTTATGTGGATATGGGCTTTGCGACGGGCGATATGCAGTTCGCCCCGGGCGCAGCCGGTTACGCGCCAACGTCGGGGTTTTACACCGAGGCATTGCCGGGGCAGATCGGAGCGGGTGAGCGAGCCGCAGGCGGCCCTGCCGCACCCGGTCTTGCAAATTTCCAGTATGGCGGCCCGCAGACAGCGGTAGGCGAAACAGCCTTCGCCCCCGCAGGTTCATATTACATTGGCGTCCCGCGTGAGTATGGCGTTGACTACTCGGGCGTGGGTGGCGTCGGCCAAGGCGTCGGCGCAGGCCAGTTCGGCATGGCGCAGGGCGGCCCTGCTGGTGGCTTATTTGGCATGGCAGCCGGTGGCCCCGCTGGCGTGCAATTCCAAGGGCTAGATGTTTCAGGCGTTGGTGGCGTTCAAGCCGCACCGGGACAGGGGCAATTTGGCTACGCCCAGCAGTTTGTCCAAGGCCCGCAGTTACAGGGCCAGATTGACGTTGCTAACCTTGCCGCCGCCCCTGTGCAGGCAGGCACCACGGCGCAACAGGCGATCATGTCGCGCCTCGCGCCACAGTTGCAGGGTGAGCGTCAGGCGCTATATACGCAACTCGTTAACCAAGGTCTGCGACCGGGCGGTGAGGCGTTTAACGCCGCGATGCAGGCGCAGGCGCAAAAAGAAAACGATATGATGCTGCAAGCCGCAGCGCAAGGTATTGCGCTAGATCAGGCGGCTCGTCAGCAGGGCTTTGCCGAACAGCAGGCCCGTGCAATGTTTGCCAACCAAGCGCAACTGCAAGGTTTTGGCGCTGGCATGGAGCAGGCGGGTCTTTACAACGTCGGTCTTGGCCAGAACGTCCAGCAAGCACTTGCCACGCAAGCCGCCGCCAATCAGGCGCAGCAGCAGGCGTTCCAGCAGCGAGTGCAGGCGGGTGAGTTTGGTCGTGAGGCGCAACTGGCCTCGTTTCAAACTGGCCAAGCGGCGCAGGAAGCACAGAACCGCGCTATCGCACAGAACTTTGCCCAAGCGCAGGCCGCGCAGCAGGCGCAGAACCAAGCGGTTCAGCAGAACCTGCAATCAGCCCTTGCCGCCGAGGAAGCCCAGCGTGCCGCACAAGCGCAGCGCTTTGGTCAGGCCCAAGGCACCGCCGAACTCGCCGCGCAACTTGGTGGACAGCAGTTCGGTCAGCAGGCGCAGTTGCAGCAGATTATCAACGCCGCTGGAGCGCAGAACTTCCAGCAAGCGTTGGCCTCGCGTGAGGCGTTTAACCAAGCGCAGCAGCAAGCCTACCAACAGGCGATGGCGGGGCAGCAGTTTAACCGCGAAGCCTTGTTGCAGCAGTTTGGGATGGGCCAGCAGGCACAACAGATGGCGAACGCTGCCGCTGCACAAAACTTTGCACAACAGCAACAGGCCGCAGAGTTCAACCTTGCCCGTCAGCAACAGCAGGCGGCACAGTCAGGCGCGCAGGCCGAGTTTTACAACCAAGCGCAGGCGCAGGCGTATCAGCGTCAACTCGCCCAACAGGCCGCGCAAAACGCAGCCCAAGCGCAGCGGTTCGGGCAGGTCATGGATTACCAGCAACTGCGTAACCAAGCCCTCGCGCAGAATCAGGCGATTGACTTTCAGCGTCTTGCTGCACAGAACGCCGCCCAACAGCAGCAGTTCCAGCAGAACATCGCACAGCAGCAGTTCTACAACACGGCGGTGCAGCAGGCGCTGGCACAGCAGGCCGCAATCCGCAGCATCCCGGTCAACGAGATCAGCGCATTGCTCTCGGGCGGTCAGGTCAGCGTGCCGCAGTTCCAAGGCTACAGCGGCGTCACCGTCGCCCCGGCTCCCGTCTTGCAGGCAGGTCAGGCGCAGGATGCTGCCGCTATGCAGCGGTACGGTATCCAAGCCAATCAGGCCGCAAGCAACATGGGCGGGTTGTTTAACCTTGCAGGATCGCTTGGCAGCGCGGCCATCATGTCGGATCGCCGCTTAAAGTCCAACATTGAGCGCATCGGCACGCACCCGCTTGGCATTGGCATTTACGAATACGACATCTTTGGCAGCCGCCAGCGCGGCGTGATGGCCGACGAAGTAGAGGCCGTGCGCCCCGAGGCGGTCATTACCCGTGACGATGGGTACAAGATGGTCAATTACGGGATGCTCTAATGCGTTACACAAAAACGTACCAAGATCGCACAGACCCGCAACGCCTTGCCGAAATGTTGGCGCTGCAAGAGGCCAATCAGCGCGTCAATACGGATTACGCTGCAATGCCAACAATGGCAACGCCGACCGCCTCCATTGACCCGTTAGAAATGCTCAAGATGCGCGAAATGATGAACAAACGCGGAATGCGTAGCGTAGGCAAAAACACCTACGACACCGTAACGCCCATGAACACACAGGGGTTAGCATGAACGGATTTACACCCGACAGACCGCAGCGCATGGCACAGATGCTTGCTATGCAGGAGCGCAACCGTTCTATCAACGCCCCACCGGGCCAGCGTGACGGTATGCCCGCCATGCGTCCTAGCCTCGCGTACAGCGGCGCTACGCCGAACACCGCAACGGGCGTGCCACCGCAGGCCATGAACTTCAACGGCCCCCAGATGACCGCACAACCCGGCACGATGGGCATGGCAGGCGCACCGGGCCGTTACGGTTCAGTACCGATGCGACAGATGGGGCCGCCCCCCGTGCGATCACCGCAGATCGGTATGCAGTCGCGTCCCCGCGTGTCCTCGCCCGGTATGACGACCCCGCAGGGAGGTCGGTATCGCGGCGACTTTGATGACGGAGCAGAGTGATGCCACAAGTCAAGACATTCCGCGCCCCAACGGCGTATGAAGAAGAAATGCTCAAGGCGCAGCGCCAACGGCAGTTAGCCGAAATGCTGCAGCAGCAAGCGTTTGCCCCCGAGGCAGAGCCGTACACGTTCCAAGGATTCCGAGCGCAGCCGTCAGCGGCTAACGCGATTGCCCGCGTGTTGTCGGCATACACCGCCAAAAAGGTCGGGGAAAAGGCTGAAACGGCTGAACGTGCAGCGCGTCAAGCCGATCTTGAAGCATTTGAAACGCTGCGCCGTGACCTTGGCCCGCAGACTCGCACCGTTGGCCCGGATATGTTTGGCGATCCGATGGAAATGGCCAGTAAATACACGCCGCCTGTCACAGAAACGGTCATGCCAACTTATCAACAGCGCGAAGAAACATTAACCCGTGCGTTGGCAAGCGGTACGCCAATGGCGCAGCGATACGCGCAGTTGATGCTATCGCGTGAACCGCAAGTAACCCTTGAGGCGTTGATGGAAGCATCAGAGCCAAGCCGTAAAGCGTATTTCGAATCACGCGATCCAACCGTTTTGGCCAAACCGCCAAAAGCGCCTGATTTGCCGAGCGATGTGCAGAGTTATGAATATTATGTGCAACAAGAAAAAGTTGCAAACCGCACGCCAAAAACATTTGAAGAGTTCAAAACAGCACAGCGCCCAACTACAAACATCAACATCCCCGGGCAAAAAACTGTGGACGCTTACACCACGGAATTGTCTAAAGGCATGGCGACCCAAGATTTGGCGGCGATTGCGGCGGGCGAACAAGCAATTCCGCAAATTGAAATGTCGTACACCGTGCGTGATTTGCTAAAGCAAAACCCCATCACAGGCACGGGAGCGCAAGCGCGAGTTGGGCTTGAAAAAGCATTAACTGCTGCTGGGTTTTCAAAGGGTGATCGGCTATCGGTTACGGAAAACCTTTCGGCAGTATTGGCAAAAACTACGTTGGCGGCAATTCCGACTAGCGGCCTCGGTTCTGGCGCAGGATTTACTGGTTCTGACCGTGAGTTCTTGGAAAAAGCCGCCGCTGGTCAGATTGAAATGACTAATGCCAATTTGCAATATCTTGCAGAATTGAATGAAAAGGTTGCGCGGGCAAACCTTGCGCGAAGCAATCAAGTTAGGTCGCGTGTGCGTCAAATGCCAGACTTTTCAAGAATTCCCGGCGCATTGCCTGACATTGTTGCCCCGCCTGCTTACGGCACTCGCTTGCCCCCGGGCGCAACGCTGGATCGGTAAGGAGATTAAGAATGGCTTACCAAGAAGGCGCAACAGCAACCAACGAAAAAACGGGCCAGCGATACATTTTTCGCGGTGGCAAATGGGAAGAATTGGAACAACCAAAGCCAACTTCTTTTCAGGCTGGGGCGCAAGCATCGCCAATGCTGCAAAGCGTGTTAACTGCTGGGCAGGGCGCAACGTACAACTTTCTTGATGAATTAGCCGCTTCTGAAGCGGTGCGCGGCGCATCGCAAATGCAACGCGGTATGGGAATGGCGGGTATTCAAGGGCCGCAGTTTGACCCCATGCAAGCAGGGCCGCCCATGCAGCAGTTTGTGCGTGGCGCAACTACAACATTTGCTGAAAGAAACCCCGTGCTTGCACCTGTGTTGGAAACAGCCGGTGGCCTTGCAACGCTGCCGTTTAGCATGGGCGGGAGTGTTGCCCCAATCGGGGCGGGCGTAATCCGTCGTGGGGCTGGTTATATCGCACCGATTGCAGGCCAGAGTGCGGTAAGTGCGGCGGGTGCAAGCGAGGCAGAAACCGCGCCAGAGTTAGCCACAGATATTCTGTATGGAACCGGCGCAGGCATATTAACGGGCGGTGCGACGGGACTTGGCATTAAAGGCGCAGGCGCGGGGATTCGCCGCATGGTGCCGGGAATGCGGAAAGACTTTGAGTTGCAGCCCGCTCGGGAGCGTCTTGCACAGTTATTGCAGCGCGATGTGTATGCGCGAATGCCGCCAGACACGCTTGCAAAACAAGATCGCATTGCAGAACTTGAGCGACAACTGAAGGTGTTGCCCGGGCCGTCTAAATTAAAAGCGCAGATGCAGCAAGAATTAGATATGTTGACGAGCGGCGTTGAGGCCGATCCGACTGTCGTTGCTGCTGCGCGATTGCAACGTCCTCGCGGCGGTGGTCTTGGCCCAGAGGCTCCCATTGCCGCCACAGGCGCGGCTACACGCAGCGAATTGGCATTGCTGCGTAATCAGCCCGGTTCAACGACGGGCATGATTGAGCGCGGCACTCGCCCATTGATAAATCGTCGTGGTGATCGACTTATTGCAGCGTCAGATCGTGCGCTTGAGGCTGAAGGGGTGCCGTACCGCGCCACCGTTAACCAATACGTTGAGCAAGCCAGAGCAAAATCAGCGCCTTATTACGCGCAACTTGAAAATGTTGATTTTTCAGTTGATGCTGGGCTTGCAAAACTAATTAACCGCGCTCGTAAAGCGTTTTCTGAAGCGGAAGAATTGGCGTTGGTTGAGGGTATGGAAAAACTTAACCTCGGCGACTTGCGCCCGGGCGACCGAGTACCGTTTGAGGTGTTGGACACGCTCAAAAAGACGCTGTACGACATTGAAGATGCCGCAAAAACGCCCATTGGCAAAGCAACGGAAAAAAGCCGCGCTTACACTAATTTGCGCCGCGAGTTTATTGAAAAACTTGACCAAATTTCCCCAAAAAACGATCAAGGTCAAAGCATTTACCAACTTGCCCGCTCAAACTTTGGCAGCGAAACGCAACTCAAGACCGCAATGGAGCGCGGTCGTAAGGTAATGAGCGAAGATGTTGAGGAAATATCAGACATTATTGATGACATGGAGCCTTCGCAACTTCGTGCGTTTCGGTTAGGCGCTGCACAAGCGTTAAGAGATCAAGCGGGAACCCCAGCAGGCCAGTCAAAACTGATGAATTTGCAGAAATCTCCTGCGATGCAAAAACGGTTGCGGTTGATTTTTGGAAACAACTTTAGAGATTTTCAAGCCACGGTGTTGCGTGAGGCTGAATTGCAAGAAACGGCAAAGGCTGGGGTAGGTTCGCAAAGTTATAAATTGTTTGCGGGCGAAGAAGATCAAAATACCCTTGCGAAAGCGTTGCAAACCGCACAACTTGCACAGGGTGACCTTTTAAGCGGAGCAGCGGCTATTGCTGCAAAAGACAAAGGTAAAAAACTGAACGAAAGACAGCGACAGCAATTAGCAGAACTGTTGTTGTTAAAGGGTCAGCCTGCACAAGACGAATTGCGTAACGTGCGTTTGTATCTTGAGCGACGAGCAGCAGCGCAACGCGCAGCACAACAAGCATCTGGCCGCATAGGCGCAACGGGCGCGGCACAACGAGAGAGGATTTAACGATGAGTTACAACGGCAGCGGTACGTTCCTTATCAACTCGGCAGGCCAGCCTGTCGTCGCCAATACCGTTATTTCGGCCACGGTCTTTAATGCGCTGACCTCTGACCTTGCTACGGGCCTCTCCACGGCGATTACCAAGGACGGTCAGACGACCATCACGGCCAACATTCCCTTTGGCTCCAACAAGATCACGGGGCTGGGGGCAGGAACTGCCGCTACAGACGCTGCGAACTTGAGTCAAGTGCAGTCTACCGTCGCCAAACTCGTCACGGTCACGGGTACGGACACGATCACAGGTTCTATGTCGCCGCAATTAACCGCTTATGCAGCGGGGCAGTTGTTTTACTTCGTTGCTAACGCAGCCAACACAGGCCCGGTCACGATCAACATTGACAGCCTTGGTGCCAAGGCGATCACCCGCGACGGCAGCACCGCCCTTGTTT